ACGAGTTTCCTCGTTAGTCTGTAATGCCTTGTCGATATTGGTGAGCATCTCCCGGTCTTTGTGGCGCTGATGTGCTGAGTTGATGTCTGTTACTGACATGACTGGCCTCCTGACAAAGACTTGATGAACCGGTATTTGCACATTACGTAATTACCCTTGCGTATAGCCCTGAGCGATTTAAGTCGCATTTTGTGCCGGTAGCTCTGGATGGGTAGCCAGACAAAGAGAAGCGCCGCCCAGACGCCAACAGCGATGTAGAATTCGATATTCATGCCGCTTCCTCCCGTCTGTTACGCAGGTCTTTAAGCTTCTGCTGATACTCCGCCTTGATTGCCTTGCACTCATCGATAGTCCAGCGATGTCGGTTATGGTTGGATTCAATGTCCTCCACCTGCTCAATGCCTATCCGCCTGATTAGCTCAGCCCGATACGGAACCAGATTTCCGCTCTTGTGCTGATTGCATACGACGCATTGTTTATGGATGTTTCGTTCATCGAACCGCAGTTGTGGCGCTGCCGCCGTGGTACGGTAGTGACCAGCGTCGAACTGAGCAGACGTGAGCGTTCCGCACGAGATGCATGGCAAGTCGCGGTCTCTTTCTCTGATGAAGGCGTTTACTGCTTGCTGGGCTTGCTTAATCCAGTAACTACGGGGTTTTAATGCGAGGCGTCTTACTTTGAGTTTGTCTTTCTGCTGCTGTTCTTCTCGTCGTCGCTTTTTGTCTGCTGCTTTTTCCTCTTTCTCTCGTTCTCTGCTCCGCTTTGCCAGTGCCAGTTTTGTTCCGCATTCCGGTGAGCACCACCATACATTCGCAAATTTGGGGTGGAACCACTCCCGGCATTCTTCGTTTTTACATCGCCGTCTGATGCTGCGAGACATATTCCCTCCAGTGCTTAACCATGATTTTATGAGGTACGCGAAGATGCACACCGTTAGCGCTTGCCCATTGCTTTATTGCTGATGGTGTGCGATTCAGGGTTTCAGCTATCAGAGCCACCGGCACCTTTCCGGCGACGCGCCTGATGTAGTCCGTCTCACGCTTCGTGTAGGGCTTGCCAGGTGAGTTAGGTTTAGCCATCTTCTTCGTCCGTCATGTGTAGATTGGGGTCGCGATAGACAACGCTCTCCAGAGCACAGGATTCGCAACAGTAGGTTTCGTCTTCAGCTAATGGATTAGTGCAGCTACAGCAATAACCAGCGCGGGTAATGGATTGCTGTTCGTAATGGTGGGAGGATTCAGGAGTTAGCATGGCTGGCACTCCGTATAAGCCCGAATGAATGCCGCAGCCGCCTGTGCGTTTATGGCATTGCCGTAACCCTTCAGCCTGCCGACGCGGTTGCTGCTTGCCACTCTTGCCACCCCGGGCTCGACTCGTCCCAGGCGTGCGGCAGCCCCATCAACCAGCGGGAATGTGCCGGGTTCAACTGGACGCCATTTGCCATCTCGACATAACAGCCAGTCCGCATCTCGCCAAAAACCGTTAACCTCAAGGGTGCTGAGTGCTGGAAAGTTGTAGTAACTCCCGATCCCTTCAACTCCCCGCCGCACAGAACAACTGTTTTTCTGAGGCTGTCCGTGTTCACCGTTGCGTTGTACCCGTTTCTGGCTGTTGCTCCCGCCATTGGCGTCGGCCATCCCGTCATAAATGCCTGGCGCGGCAGTTGATCCACTCTGTCCTTCCCGTCCCGCTGCGCCGTCAGGCCCGCTGAGTCTTTCCAGTCGCGAGACGTTGGCGTTACCCATCCCGCAAGAAGGACCGTTCCCGGTAGTTTCAGGCAGATTTTCGGCGTTCCGTCCGGGTTCTTTCCGCTGTAACAATGGGTTGATCCGTTCGCATCGTTCGCCACCGGCGTCTGCCAACCCGTCAACCGAGCCGCACCGGCGACATGCTGCAAGCCCCGTTTGGTTTCCGGTTGCGGATTCGTGTTGGCTACCGGCGTGGGCCACCCAGTAGGCCCGCTCTCTGATGTGCGGGGCACCGATGCCCGCTGACGTAAACGGCACAAGCCCAAAGGCGTAGTCCATTCCTTCCAGGTCTGTTTGTACAAGGTCGAACCATGCGTTTGCGTTACCTGCTGCAACCTGTTCGCCAAAGACATGCTGAGGTCGGCACTCGCTGATGAGGTGGAAGAAAGCGGGCCATAAGTGCCGCTCGTCAGCAAACCCATCGCCTTTGCCTGCCGCGCTGAAAGGCTGGCACGGGCAGGAACCTGTCCAGACTGGTTTATCGTCGGGCCATTCGGCGAGACGGAGGGAATGAGACCACACGCCGATCCCGGCGAAAAAGTGGCACTGGGTGAATCCGCGTAAGTCGTCTGCTGTAACATCTTCAATACTCCGTTCGTCAACAATTCCTGGGGCTATCTGTCCTGCGTCGATTAGGTTTCTCAACCATTGCGCAGCGTATGGATCAATCTCGTTGTAGTACGCTGTCATGTCTTTTCCTTGCACGCATACGGTCCCATTTCACCTGGGTGAGATGAGCGGTATACGGGAATGATTTAATGTCGGATGGGTTTGGTTCTGGCTTGCGTTTAGTGCGGGTTGTGACGCGGAAAATCATATTGTCTATTGCGATTTGGGTAACGCTTCGTCGTCGTGTCATGCGACCACCTTAAGCGTTGCTGGCCTCATTCTTTTTCTGCCGTATTCCATCAGCGTATCGCGATCAACAGTTGTCATTCGGCAATCGCCAGCGCGTGGGTATGGATGCCAGATAACCAGCATTTGGCCCTTGTTATTCCCTGACACCGGTTTGCCAGTTGATGCGCTCAGGAATGCCAACCGGCCGCCAGTAATAAACCTTACCTCGTGCGCCGTCTTAATCGCCTCGAGAAACCAGCCAACCGAACAGTCGGCGTTGAGTAGCATCACTACACCGGTCCAGTTATCTGCATTCTCCTGAGCAGCTTTTTTCACGAATGGCATCGGCTTACTGTACGGGGGGTTAAGCCAGGCATATCCGGGAATGTCCGGCATCACTTCATTCCACGGCGTTTTGAGCGTGTCCTGGTATTCGGTGATGAAGTGGTTGCACAGACTGTTATCGACGCTTTCAGCTGCATCCAGCACAAAGCAGAACTCAGCGTTCAGTGCGTGAAATATTTCAGGTGGGGTGCGCCAGCGGTCTTTATCCTCAGGCGGGGTATTTGATTTGTCGGTCATTGTAACCTCAGAAAAATGCGTATAGCTGATTCAGCACGTTCTGGTCGGTAGTTCGGCCGAACACGTGTTTAAGGGCGGCGTTTATCAGCGCTGAGTAACAACGCTCGAATTGCTCCTGGTCCATGTTTGAAAATGCAAGGCTTTGCGCCTCCGTCCTGATTTCACCGTTAAGCCGCATCGTCTGCTCATAGAATCCGGCGAGGATGGTTAAATCCTTGCGGAAGCGATCGAACTGGCTTGCCTCATCCATGCTCTCAAGACCGGCCCTTTCGGCTGACCAGTGCGCAAAGCAGAAGTTAAAGAAGGCGAAGGCCTTTCGATGATGTGCGGGGTTGCGGGATAACTTGATTTCGGCGGTGTATATCTCGCCGTTTTTGAATCGCTGGAGTCTTTCGATGTCTATGTCATGCGCTGGAGTAAACGTTCCGCCAGGATGTTTCACCAGGTCGAATTGCATTTACTTTCTCCCTTCAATCACCTCTTTAAGGCCTTCGTTAACCTCTCTAAGTGATTGCCTGAACCAGTTCATTGGGCCTGTGTATCCGTCGAACTTGATTCCTTTGGCGTTTATCTTTGCCACCGTGATATCTCTGGCTGCGTTTATCATGGCTATTTTCACATCTTCACTTCTATCCATATTACCTGTCCCCTTTTACTGTAAGACCAGCGGCGCGGATGGCATCAGCGCTATCGTAGACGCCAGAGTTGTAGGCTGACTTTTCAGCCTGCGCTCTGGTTGTGTCCTGGTTTGTGTAATCGTGGTATTTCGGTAACTCAATCTCGATATCTGCGCGGCTGGCTTTCCATGCGTCGTATTGTCCGTCTATGTCCTGGTCAACAAAGCAATCATGCTCAGGCGAATAAATTTCGTCCCACGGTTCGAGAGGTGTTGTCTCATAGAAATCTTCCCACCATTTTTGAAACAGTTCTCTACTGTTCATATTCCCCTCCACATGCCAGCAGGCTGGCTGTTAAATTTTTCTCTTCCACGCAATTATCCCAACCCTTGCTGTAAACCAGAGAAATGTCAGGACAACAAGCGATGCCTTGAATTTTTGGTTGGGATTCAAATCCGGCGTGTAGCCAACATGGAAAAAACTGATAACCCGGCCGCCGTTTGCCCGTTCGATGTGCCATAGCTGACTTGAGAATCCCAATCCAATAGCGGCTTTGCCAAGGTAGAAGAATTTCTCTTTCGTCACTCTCCCACCTCCATCAGCTCATCGGGAATGTCTACCTCATCGCCAAGCTTTGCAGCTACTACAGCGCGGCAGATAGCGATTTTAGGGTCAGTTGATACCGGGTCTGGAGTGCTGGCATCAACAAACCAATCCGCCGAGCATCCTGCTTCATAGACGTCGTAAACTCCTTCGCCGTTAATTTCATATTCTGTATGTAGATAAAGCGTCAATTTGAATTGTTCAATTAGCGGCCCGCACTGACTCCAGTTGGTTGTTGGTGAAAAAACTACGCCCATCAATTCAACAAACGATCCTCCAGATGTGATGTGGAGAACCGGTTGCCCCCAATCAACTGACCACGCAACCGCATAATCAAGTTGCACACCGCTAAGCTCTGATGTTTTTACTTTCACGATTTATCCCCTTCCTTAGGCTCCACCTTTACCGACCAGTTACCGTTTTTCTTTCTCTCGATGAGTGCTGAACGCCCTGAATTTGTTACAACAAACGACTGGCTGGGACTCCTGTCATTGCCGATGTACATGTCGGCCCACTCGGTGGCCAACTTCATTCCCTGCTTGTCATTATCAGGAACGTTAATCGTTATCCGCATATCTCTACCCTCAAATAAAAAGGCCACTGTGTAAGTGGCCCTGTCAGTGGGTGGTCGGCGTAGATGTCCAGCAGGATTCATCGTCCCGCTCTTTCCATCGCAACCAGACAATTTCATAAACAAACGGGATGAAGGCTGAGAAGAACTTTGACCACTGCTCATCCCTGAAGCCTGTCGCCTCGTCAACCATGCGCTCAATCGGATGGATGCGTGATGGGGGTCGGCTTACTTCGTAGATTCGCTCGAACTGTGCGATTAGCTCTTCTTCGACCAGACATTTCTCCAGAACGGCAATGAAGCGGGGGTTTTGGAGCATTTCTTTCACCGAAGAATTCATGACTGACTCCAGTGGTCTTCTATTGCTACACTAAGCCGCTGTAGCCAGTTAGCCAGCTTTAACGCCGCCTCACGCTCTGACAGGTTCGCCGGGAAATCGTCAATCTCGAAAAATGCTCTCGCGCCGTGTCGGTCTTTCAGAATGACAAGATTTTGCTCAAGCGTCGTTCTGGATACCTGGCTGTAATGGGACAGGACGAAAACGCTTCTCTCCTCGCCGGTTTCCCTGTTTCGGCGATATTCGATTAACTCTGCTTTGCTGCTCACGCCAGTTCACCTCGCGATTGCCAGAAGAAAAAACAGCTATCCACAAACGGATCGTCATAACCCAGGTGGGTGCGGGATATTTTGAATTTGTTGCGGAAGATACTGCGGAAAAGAGACTCGAATCTGATGCGCTCGGATTCCATCAGGAGTTACCCCCTCGCAATTTGAACCGCTGGCGAATCTCAGCAATTTTATCCAGGCCTTTTTCGTTACTGACCGGGATATGCAGTTTAGGTATCTGAACCACCGGAGCCGGAATGTTTTCTCCATCAGCAACGCGCCGGGCCATCTTCCGTAATTCTTCTGAACACCGCTTTCTCAACTCACTTTCGGTGAGGTTGAATGATCGCATCTGGTCATACAGCTTCGTGACCATCCAGTAACAGGCGTTGCTTTTCCACGGATAGTGCTCCGGCGTGTCGTACTGACATTTCTTCGCGCAATACTGCATCACCATGTCGTGAAGCTCACTGGCGTCAGGTAGTCCGTTGGATTTGAAATCCGCATCCTTGCACCATCCGATAAACTGCCCCGGCGAAGGCCAGAAAGGGGAATCGCTTGCCCGCGCGTGGGCCATTCCTGCCCGGAGTTGATCCTTCGTCCTGATGTCGTTTTCGGCAAAAGCGGCGATCCACTGGCGCTTGGCTGCCGCCTCATCTCGTGGGTCTTTCAGGGCGGTGCTGACGGACGCCGGGAATAACTGTTTCAGGTTGGTGAATAGAATGTCTACCAGTCGCTCAGCGTCATCATTGACGCCACGGTCTGGCAGGTGGTTTCCGTCGCCAGCCATCTTCGCCAGCGCATTACCGTCACGATTTTGAATTGCCTGAACAAGATTTCTCATAAGAATTCGTTCTCCCATGCTTCACGGTCATTCCAGTGCCGATCTGGCTGACAAGTGTTTTGCGCCTTAGCCCGGCCCGGCTGTTTCATTTGAGCGTTGAGCGTGTCCCACTTCTCGCGCAGCTTGGATGGACTCAACACGTTCGACTGCCAGAAGGCGTCGGCATTGGCCCAGTTGAAAACCTCACAGATACGTTTGTGATTTACTTCCAGTGATGAACGCATCAGGCGTATATCGTTTGCCCAGGCTGGCCAGTTTGGTTTTTTGGCGGTGGGAGACACGATTTGTATCTTGCTGAATATCCACTCTGCTGCTTTAAGGTCGTCAGCGGTTCCCCACTTATCGCCTTTAGGTGAATGAATGGCTGCTTCTGGTTTAATTGGTTTTTCTTTCTCAGACGGAAGATTTGATTTTCTCTGACGATCATTAAATACGTTAGTATTTAATATATTATTATTGTTTATGGACAAGCCTTGGACATCCGTTGGACAATCTTCGCTGAGAGGCGCTATTTTACTGGTGTTTCCGTTGGACAACCGTTGGACAACCGTTGGACAATTTAGAGACTGAAAATCGTCATATTTCACGATGGTCAATAAACTAAATTTTCGTCCTTTGGACTCGGTTTTAATCATCCCTTTTGCCTCAAAGGTGCGCAATAAACTGCGTACTTTGTTATCAGGTATGAACGTCTCCATAACCAGCGTTGGCCTTCCGGTAATCATCTGCCCGCGCCTTACTGTCATTGCGCCAAATTCCGTCTCTACAGACTCGTCAGCATGATTAGCCTTGAGGATAAGATGAATCCACAGATGTACAGCTTGTGAGTCCTTGTAAAGCTTGCTATCCATGAATTGACGGTGGATCAAAGCAAACCCCTTACCGGATATTACCGGCGATAAACTCCCGGGTGGTTGGCCCGGGAACTCAAAGATTTCTGCCGTATTCATTCTTCAATCACCCCCTCAACATGTTGAGCTTCTAGATTCCTGATGATGTGAATGTCATCATTGATGAAGACAACCGAGCGGTTGTTGTATATGTACTCCCTAGTGAGTTTTTCCACGCTCAGACGTATCAGCCTTTCAGCAATAGCCAACTTGTCTCCGAACGTGTTTATCCCAATCTCATCAAAGAGAGCAGAAACGTTAAGCTCATCGAGGCTTTCGAAAGATATGAAGTCATATTGCATTGCCAGTTCAGCAACGGTTTCATCCGCCGCAGCCTGGCAAAATTCCCTGCAAACATCCTTCAGCTCGGAAAGGTCAATTTTGAAAAATTCACGTGAATCGTTGATCCTTTCTGCACTGAGAGCAGCGTGTATTTTTCCTTCAGTTTCAGCAGGGCTATCAGAATGAAATGAGGCCTCAACCTTAAAAGGAACTGGCACGCCAGTTGCGGAAGAAATCTCTTTGGCTCTTGCGAAAGGTGAATTGGTCGTCATGCCTACTTTATAAATTCCGGGCATGCACTCATTGCTTAAAATGTAAACCCATCCAGCAAGCCTGAAATCGCTTGGTATTTGGATGTAGTCAACCTCTTCTATTTGCAAATTAGGCTTATTAAGGTACATAATTACTCCTGTAGAAATACACATATGTGTTGGCGTAACACAGTGTTATCAGGCCTCAAACGTTGGCGCGTTTGGGGCTTTTTCTTTGGTCAGGATTGATGCAACCTGACGGGCGAGATGTGCCATTTCGTCATCGACAACACCCCACTCCAGAACGGCCAGAAGCATCGAGAATTTCGGAATCCAGTCCCGTTTCCACCGGCTAATCTGCGCTTTATCCACACCTACAGCTGCGGCTGTTTTCTCAGTGCCGAGTAATGCGATTTTGTTGAGTAATGCACTCTCAATGCGGAGCGCCTCATTGCGTTTGTTTGCGTGTTCCATCGTTGATACTTCCCTTTAGTGAATAGTTAATTAGTCGCATCGGGTGATGCGATTGTGAGAGTGGGCCGAAACAGCCCGCAGGTTATTAAAGAGCGTGTTGTTTAGGCTGCGTTATCAGCCTTCATGTAACGTTGCGGATAGAGAATCTGCATCTCTGAGATTTCCTGTTTGAAGAACTTTGCGAGCTTCTCCGCCGTTTCGAGAGATGTAATTTGAATGCCACGCTCGATCCGACTCAGGTTGCCAACATCAATTTGAGTGGCAGCTGCTACATCAGAGATTGTGAAACCTTTCTCTACACGCATTTTTCTTAGTGGTGTTTGCATATTACCGCCTCCTTAATGCGTTATACGCATAATATGTCATCTGCAAATTTTGCGCAAGGCGCTTTGCGAGGAACGCATAAAATGTTTTCTAATAGTGCAATGAACGTAGGGGAAAAAATCCGCCAAATCCGTAAGGCGAAGAAAATCACACTCAATCAACTGGCGACGCTAGCGGATAGCGACGTCGGTAATCTCTCGCGCCTTGAAAGGGGACTTCAGGGCTATAGTGACACGCTTATCAAAAAGATTGCGACCGCTCTTGAGGTTCCTGTTTCTGAACTATTCTCTTCTAATATTGTTAGTGATACTGTGGGAATATACAGTATTAATTCACTCGCAAAAGAAGGGAGGGAGGATGTGTATAGGGTTGACGTACTTGATGTTTCCGCCAGTGCAGGCGATGGTTCGCCGTCGAAAGATGTCGTTGAGGTTATCCGTTCAATTGAATATGTAGCAGAACAGGCCAGGCTAATTTTTGGCAACCGACCGGAGTCTTCAGTGAAACTGATCAACGTTCGCGGCGACAGCATGCAGGGAACCATTGAGCCAGGTGATCTGATTTTTGTGGATGTCAGTGTCAGCTATTTTGATGGGGATGGGATATATGTTTTCGACTTCAATGGCGACATGTATGTGAAGCGTCTTCAGAAAGTAAAATCTGACTTATATGTCATCTCTGACAACCCAAAATATCGTGAGTGGTCAATATCCAGTGAAGAAGCCCCTATGCTTCACGTTGCTGGGCGTGTGATGCTGAGTCAGTCACAGCAGTACAGACGCCACGGTTAGCTCCCCTCCCACCATACCTGCCCGCTTATGCGGGCTTTTTTGTGCTCATTACAAAGCCGCTTATTAAAACCTCAAAAAATATATTTCCATTACATTCAACCGCATAAGTGATTTGTGTCAAAAATCTATCCACATTTATAAATATGCGCTTGACGCATTTGCGCATAACGCATATCTTTATCCCATCAGCAAGACGCACTACTCACCAGGACGGTGAATGCTCTTTAACAACACAGGGGCTGATTCGGCCCAACAATACCAAACGAGATGGGTTTGGGGTGATGTGAAATGCAGCCGCTCGACGGCAACCAGAGGATAAGCAGCTGGCACGTCACCGCCAAAACCATCTCACCAGAGGGAAATAACATGATTGAAATTATTACCAACCCAATTCTCGGTTGCATGGTTGCCACTTTCGCAATCGGCATGGCATTCACTATCTGGTCAGTAGTAAGCGACTGGATGTGGGACCGCAAAAACAAATAACTTTTAATGCACAAGGAAGTGCAATTACAGGAGGCAACCATGACCAATCGTGAGCACAAGAAATTACTCCGCGCTATCCGCCATCAACAGGAAAAGCGCAGCAACCAACAGTTAGCCAAGAAGATAGACCGTGCATTCTCACGTCTGTCAGAAGACTGTTCTAACCGTGTACTGAAAGCAACTTCGCTTATTGCAGTACGGGAAAAGCCAGAGCAGGAAATAACAATTAAACAGAACCGCACCTATTACCGTGACGCTAACCCGTTCGGTAACAAAATCCATGCGGTGCAGAAGATGAAGTTATCCAGCAAGCCACTTATTTGAGGTGATTATGAACAAATACCCACTTACAGCACGACAAATTAAAGCCCTTGATGAAATTGGGGTTGATAAAATATCTGTCAGTAAAACGCTGGATATAGCGCTAACCTTCCATGCCAATCGAATTAATGAAATAACCAAACTTGAGTGTGAGTTATGGAAAGAAATAACTGAAATCCACGGCCTTGATCCAACAAAGCAGTGGATGACTAAAATGGTTGACGGTGAAGTTGTCGTTATTGAGCATAAAGAATAACGCGACTTTTTTATTAGCCAATTACAGCGAGGTAAGGGAATGACCCAATATGCAATATTCGAGCTATCGATGCCTAACCGTGGCTCATGGAATGGCGGATGGTCTGGTGCGATGGATAAGCATGTGAAGCACAGACAGCTTCCTACGAAGGGCAATCCAAACGTGAAAGACGGCGCTAACCACTATTACAACTTTGGTGATGGCTGGGGTGCAAATGTCAGCGTCCGGATTGTCGAGGGAGTGAAAGCCAAGAATCAGGCTATCAAAGGCAGCAAGGGATTTTGCGGTTACGACTGGATGATAGACAGCATCCTGAAGCACGGAAAGATTATCGCCGAATAAGCACCTATAGCTGATTTACGAGTCAGCTATGTGAGCAATATCGCTCGTAATCAGTCAGGAGACGAAGACCTGTCTGGTTAGATTGAGAAATCATCCCTTGATGTTTATTTGCCCGGCTTAATGTCGGGCATTTTTTTAGCTGCATCTGAGTAATGGTTAATCAGCCATTAGCCACATGCAATCACACAACCAAAGGAACCTACCCCATGATGCACTTACAGTTCGCGGGTAGCGGCGTCATGTCCGCTTATTACCCGCCTGAATCTGAATTACACCGCAAAGTACGCCAGCTTATCCGCGCCGCAAT